GAAATAGCCATTGCTAGTTACTCCTATTAAACACCGGTAGCGGTCGTCAACTGATGGTTGTTGAACTTAACAACAACGTCAGTGTACGCATCGCCTACCGCGCTATCGGGGCCATCAACAAACGCCACAATACGCAACGGAAGCGTAGAAGTGGTGTTAATCGTAGAGCCGTCCAGAGCGTTCTTGCTGTTACCGATAGCGGTAGAGCCAGCCGTCTGAACAATAGCGGCGTTGTTACCCAGAGCCGTCTGAGCGAGAGTCTCGTCAGACTGAATCTGGAAGACTGCCCACGGGTCATCGACAATATACGCAAAAGCGTCAGAGGCGACGGTCGAGGCAGGCCAATACTGACTGAAAGTCAGTTCCTTCGTCGTCGGAGCCGTGTAACGGCAGCCAACAAACACGCCAATCGGGGTCAAAGTAGAGGTACCCGTATCCTTTTCAACAGTTCCATCAGACACCAGCTTCGCGACATCTCCGTAGAAAATGTTCGTGGCATAGCCGCTGGCAATCTTATAGCTGTTAAAAGCATTGTTATCGGGACGACCACCAAGAACGCCAACCGGCCGCATCCCATACGGGGTTGCAGTGCTAGACATACTTGATACTCCTGTTAGTTAAAAGGCGGTCGTCAAGGACAATCCTTAACTTCCACCACCAAACGTGACTCTCGTCTTGCGTTCCGGCTTCAGCATTGGCATGCGTGGATCGTTTTCTCTGAAGTAGTTGTTGTCGATTGCTTGAACTTGCTGATCAGCCTTTTCGGAATAGTGCTGCTGTCTAGCAAGCACGTTTTCCGCAGGCATCTTGCAAAGCAAAAGACCTCCTACTTCAATACCACCACGCTTTGCCCACTCTGAGTTGTGATCGGACATAATCTTCAACTCAGGATGATCTTCGGCACGTACCGGCTCCCAACCCTCACGGAGACGCATGGAAGCATTCTTGTTATCCAAGTTTCCAAGTGAAGCGGTACGAATCCACCTAAAAATCCAACCCTCTTGCGGGATAGGATCAGGAAGAACCGAAGGTGGTTTCCAACTTTGAGTCCGAGTTTCGCTTGATCGAGTTTCAATTTCGCGAGGTTTGCGCACATTAGCCATTGCCCATCTCCTTCATTAACTGTGAGGCATACTGCTGGGGAGTCAATCCAAGTCGCTTGGCGAGGGCAACTTGAGTGGCCGTCAACTGCACTTTGCGCGGGGCTGACCCAGCCATTCTTTTAGCTGGAGCCACGACGGGTACCCTTCGCGGAGTCGCAGTGCGAACTGGTTTAGTCTCGACCTCTTCGGCCTCAACCTCATCCAGAACATCATCCTCCGCAAATCGGTCAGGAAATACCTGACGCATTCTTTTGTTAATCGCCTCATAGTATTCATCAGTTGAGGCGTAATCATTTCCTTTTTCACTCAGCAAACGCTGATGCACCCCGTATGCAAAACTTGTCATTTCGGGGTCTTTTCCAAACCAAGGATTATCATATTGCCACTTTGCCGCCTTCGGATCTGGCTTTGGCGCAGCACGTGCAGCCTGCTGCAGATAATCATTGTTTACTTGAGGCGCTGCTTCTGCTTTTGCCGCCTGCAGTTGTCTTGCTATTTGATTAGCATAGGCAGGGGCAGAGGCTTCCGCTAACTGAGCCTGAGTTAAACGCTGCTGCGCTTTAACAATAGCGTCAGTATCACCAGCATCATGCGCACGACGAAGCTCAATCTCCGCTAAATTTGCTGCAGCCTTGGCACGTTCAGTAACTTGCTGCTGAATAACCTTCTGATTTTCAGCAATAAGGCTCGTCAGCTTTTTGTTTTCTTCTTGAATACGTTGAGCATAGGTAATTGCTTCATCGCGAAGCCTTGCCGCCTCTTCTCTTTGGCGACGCTCTTCATGGTATTCAAACTTTAACTTATCAATCCGCTTTTTAACTCGCGAACTGTAGTTATCGATCTCAGATTCTTGTTCTGGATCTTCTTTAGCCTTTACCGATTCTGATTTCTTCGGTTTACGATCTTCTGGTTTGCGAGGATCAACGACCTCGATGTTGATTTCTTCTCCATCTGGGGCTTGATCTCCGACTCTCGGCAGGATCTGGGTTTTAATCCCAAAGAACTTTGACTCTTCTGAGGAGAGTTCTTGGGATGATCCTTCGTTTGAATCGGAACTTGCGTTCTCAATCTCATTGTCTTGCTCACTCATACTCGTTCAACGCCTCTCGGATCATCAATTACTGCCTCAACGGTGTCATCATTGATCAGCCGGAACTCTTTTCCGTGAATTTTCACGCGAGTTCCGCTATACGCCCGAAAAACTACCCAATCGCCTTCCTTGCAATAGGCTCCATTGGGGAATCGCTTTTCATCTTTGTAGGCATCTGCTCCCATTTTCAGGACAAATCCCACAACGGTCGCGACCGTTTCATTTCGGATCGTTTCAGAGGCTTTGATAATCCCGCCTTCTGTCTTCTCATCAATCTCCGGCAGAGCGATCAAGAGCTTATAGCCCTTGGGTTCTGGGAGTTGAGAAGGCTTTTTAGATGGCGGCTCGGGCTGCGTTTCTGGCAGCGGATTGAGTAAGGCAATGCTCGTCATACAGACCTCATTGTTTGCGCGGTTTCCCGCGAGTGCTTGCAGATATCCACAAGATATCCACAGGTTAATATAGGTATTTACCTATTTTCAAGTTTTTCTTTCAGATCGAGCAATTCTCGCTCGGCAAGGGCTAACCCCTCGATGACCCCGCAGAGTCGCTTGTACTCGGCAAAGTCGTTGCATGAACCTGTCGCCACGTTATCGGCGTACTCGTTCATGACCCTCCTAATAGTCTCTCTTAGGTAGGCTAAAGCCTGTTCTTCATGCATCAGGGCCAAAGGTTACTCCCGGCGGTTTCTTGCCGCCTGAAATCCAATGTCAACCCCCTTTTTCATCTCTTCAGAATCGATCTTGGCTTTTTCAACCCTAGCGTCGATTACGGTATCTAACATGCGCTGCTGAACGGCTTGCTGAGACATGCGTTCCTGGGCGTTGATACGCTCCATTTCAATCATGTCTTTATTGCGTGATTTCTGAGCATCAAGTTGCAATTTAGCCATATCTACTTGCATTTTGTTTTGCGCTTGCATCGCGCGAATCTGCAGTTCTTTTTCCTTCTGCTGGATAATCGGGTCTTGCATTGCAGCAGCATTTTTCTGGGCTTGCATTTCAGCAGTTTCCTTGTTTAGGACTTGGGCAGAAGCAGCCGCAATCAAGCCGCTAATACGCTTCTCAATGTCTTTTGGAAGCACCTCTTCATCTGGCGGAAGCGGAACACCTATCTCTTGCTCAATCTGCTGGCGATACTGGAAGGCGATGTGTTCTCTAATATGCGCATCCATCGCTGCCGCAATAGCCGGGAACATAGGTGTTTTCTCAAGACCCATAAATGCTGGGCTTTGCATAAATGTCATGTGCGCGGTGATATGCGCATTATGATCTTGGTAACTAAACGCCTTAATCGGCTTCATGTTTAGCGCATTCATGTTCTCTTGCACAGGATCAGCCGGGGTTTCCCCTTCATCCGGCTTAATAATCTCATCAACATTCTTCACGCCCATGCTTTCAAGCATTTGGCGGTGCAAAACTTTCATGTCATAGATCTGCGGGGCAGATACCGAAAGTTGCAATGCCGCCTGACTCTGCATAATTCGCTGCGCCATGCTATTGGCGTTTGGATCGCTAACCGGGATAACGTCTACCCGATCGTCAAAGTCCTGCGATTTAACATCTTCTCCGCCCTGTGTTTCATACGGGTATACAGGCTCATCGTAATCGCGGATGATGTTTGAAAGCAGTTTGAGTTCTTGCCGCAGCGAGGCATGAAGACGTGCTTGAATTGCACTCATTACCTTCATCGTTCGCTCAAGAATTGCTAGTGTTGTGCCAACCGGGGCCTCGGCATTCATGTCCGCGACCTTCATGTCAGCTAGCGAAGCAAATCTCCTGCCTTCCTCAACGATGTTGTTAAGAAGCGTATAAAGAACTGCAGAAGGTTCTTTGTACGGAAGGAAGGTAATGTTGTCGCGGATGCTGCCTCCCGGGACATCGACATCGCGAAACTCACCTGGAGCAATCGGCGTGTCGTCGCCTTTAATGCGAAGGCCTCTAGCCTTCAAGCCACCCGGGAGATTTGATAGCGTTCCCGCGTCAACCAACTGCCTTAATATGCTCGTTGCGCTTTTTGCCAACCCACCAATCAAGTGAATCAAGCCGAAAGCATAAAAACCCATTCCCGGGAGGTAGCGATAGTGAACAAAATGGTCTCGCTTTTTCTTCTCTGGGTCTTCCTCGCTCCAGTTCTTGCGGACAGCGAGGATCTTTCTAGAACCCTTATCGATCGTCACTACGTAGGGCAGCGCAATTCCTGTCGGCTCCCCGTCTTTCATATCTTCAAACCCAGGCAGATCAAGGTCTACCAACATCTCAATTAAGGTATAGCGATTGTCACTTTCGTAACTTGCTACCACGCCTGAGAGTTTGTCTTCCTTTTCTTTAATCTGGCTGATGTCTTCTTGCGGATCACCAAGATCAATATCTCGATAGAACCCACCAACTTGAAGTTTACGGATATCGTTCTTGGCTTTACGCATGACGTGAGAAACACGCTCTGCGGTTTCAAGATCGCTAACTCCGTAGGAAACTACAAGGTCTTCAGCGGGGACAAACATCGACACGGGACGCTTCAACTGTGGGTCATAGTAGACCTTTCGGAATGCGCTTCCCGCTAGTGCCAATGAGAAAAGCATCTTTTCCGTTTCTGATCGGTACTCGGTCATCTTCTCGGTGAGAAGATAATTCATGTAATCCTGTACCCGAAGTGCCTGTCGATCTTTATCCTGAGTCTGCTTTCCTACAACTACTACCCGAACAGGCCCCTGTGCAGGGAACATCTCGGTGATGGCCTGCGCCTGGAATCTAACAACCGCCTCAGTTAGCAGAGGGTGGAATACTCCGCAGGCCCCCGGCCAGGGTTCAGTTCGATCTTCAATTTTAAGTCCCAGGAGATCGAGTCCTTTAATGTAAGTTTGTTCCCAATCTTTTCTGGAGTTTTTGTCAGCTTCGTAATATCCGACGAGTTCATTGGCGAGACTCTCGAGTTCTGATTCAGAGATGACTTCAGCAAGATTGGCATAATGATCTCCAGAGTCAGCAGATGAATCTTCCCCGCCCATATCAATTTCAACACTGCCATCTTCATTGATCGTCATTGCCGGGGCTTCATCACCCATGGCAATCACTTCAATCTCCAAATCCGCGACTTGTGCATCGGGATCATCTGGAATCAATGGTGTGAGTGTCTTATCGACGGCCATGAATTACTTTACCTGATTGGGCCACCGACAATCCATGCATCGCATGTTCGATCGCCAGCGCACTTAAAATGAAAGAATTCGCAGTATCCAAGGTTAGATGCATCGATTACATCTTTGGCATTACTTTCATGCGGTTCATCGCCTGCCTCAATGCCCTTTTCAATGCACTGAAGCATCTGCGGAGTTTGTATAAAAGCTGCGCAATTTCCGCATCGTGATTTCTTGGCCTCTGCAGGGGACACCCCCCACATATCTGCCTTTGCCTGCCAAAACTTACGGTTCGGTTCATTCGGGTTAAGTGGTCCATAGCCATATTCCTCGATGGCATGGTTCCTATTTTTTAAGTTGATATGGACATCTTGTGTCGCAACAGGGCATGACTTTAGTCCTTTCTTGTAGGACTTGCGGATCTCATTAGCAATGATCTCACGCTTTGC